TCAAATTTGTTTAGATAAATTTTTAACTATTAAGTAAAGAAACACAACAAAATTTACGTATTTTAGTGTGTTGCTCAGTGTGTTGTTTAGTGTGTTACATTTTATTTTTCACCTTTGTAAAAATCTAATATAAAGATAATTACAAAGGTGTTCGGTGTGTTGGTCAGTGTGTTGGTCAGTGTGTTGTTATGCTTTTAGAATGTAATCTAAAAGTTTTACATTTGCATCATTAATGTGGCTAAAATCCTTTTTAATGTATAGTTCCGTTATCTTCAATGATTGGTCAGTATGATTTAGCATATCATTTACAATATACTTGCTTATTTTTACGTCATTTGCGGCAATCGAAGCCATTGAGTGTCTGGCAGCATAGAATTGTAGACGTTCAATGCCAATTTCTTTTCCAATCTCCTTTAATCCGATATTTATCGCACGATTAAAGTTCTCCATAGTGGAAAACCGCTCAGAGAAATTAAATACACGCTCTTTACCCTTGTATTTCTCAACTAACGGCTTGATATAATCCGTTATTTTCACGTGTATTTCAGCCTTATCTCTCCGCCTATCCTTTGTTTTCATGCGGTCATATACTATTGTATTCCCATCGATTTCGGTGGCATTAAAGATGTCAGCAGAGTTCATTCCCATTAAACAGAACGAAAGGCGGAAACAATCAAGTGCGAGGTCGTGACGGCTGGACTTTCCTTTTACCTTGATATTGTCATAGGGTAGGGCAAATATCCTCCGTATTGTTTCCACGTCTAAGGCTCGTTTTTCAGCTATATTCTGATCTACTGGTTTATATTTGTCTAAGGAGTGTTTAATTCGGATAACATCGTTATCTTCATCGTTGTAATACTCCTTTGCAGCGTTGAATATAGTTTTAATACAGTTAGGATATAAAGATTGTGCTCTTGGGCGGTCTTTTAATGCGTTCTCAAAGGATTTCATTGTCTTAACGTTAATTTCCTCACAGAGAATATTATCACGCCCCACAAAGGAACACAAAGCGTTTAGAGCCGTCTTATAGTTCTTTATGCCTTTAATAGTTGATTCCTCAATCCATTTCGCTGCAAATCTTGTGAATGATACCCCTTTGTTTTCTTTCTTCTGTCGGATATAGGAAACAATAGTATCTATGTCTATATCGTTAAATTCAAGACTCAACTCGCTTAACCTGCTCCTATACTCCTTTATGATGTCATTGCACCTATCGAGTATATTTGCGTTTTTTATCTTGAATGAAGCTGTTATGTCCTTTTTATTGATATACATCGTGGTAGGAATGTACCTTATTTTGTTATTATGAGTAAACCGAATATGTACACTCCATGTTTTATCGCTTCGCATTCGGTTTTTAAATATAGTTGGTTTGAAAGTTGCCATATCTGCTAAAAGTCTGCTAAAAGTTTTTGTTATTACTTGTGAGGAATATATACTACTTGTAATATTCTTATATTGTAGAATTAGCACACAAAAAAAGCGAAAATCCTTTTTTTATTG